TAATCATTCCGCCAAAATTATTTTCTATGCTATAGTATAAAAAACAATGGGAGGAGGATTAATGCAATTAGTAGCTTATGGCGCACAAGACATCTATCTTACAGGCAACCCGCAAATTACTTTCTTCAAGGTCGTCTATCGCAGACACACTAACTTCTCAATGGAGGCTATTCAGCAAACTTGGAATGGTGGGGCGACCGGTGGTCGTGCCACCGCCACTATTTCCAGAAATGGTGATTTAGTTCATAAAATGTATTTTCAGATTGATATGGGAGCCGATAACGCCAGTTTTGTCTATGATAATCCAGGCGCATGCTGGATTACCGATGTTTCTGTAGAAATTGGTGGACAAACTATTGATAAACACTATGGTAAATGGTTAGAAACTTGGGCTGAATTGACTGAACCTAATGTACAAGGTATTGTGGCTGGCAACCAAAATGCCTCCAATGTCATATACACCGCGCTCACGACAAACACCGGCGGGGAGGGGTTCCAAAACACGCTTTTCCAGAGAATGTCTTTGATGGGTGGCGTAAATAAATTGGCGGGCAAATCTGACCTCACGGCTACCACAGGAAACGCCATAAATTCAGGAAGATATGCATATGTTCCGCTTCAATTCTGGTTCTGCAGAAATCCTGGTCTTGCACTTCCTCTAATTGCTCTTCAATATCATGAAGTTAAAATTATATTAGTTCATACCCTATCCACTGTGTTCGCTTCTACCACCTCCTCGGGCGTCACACAGAACCTATGGGCTGATTACATCTACCTGGATACAGATGAAAGACGCAGATTCGCTCAAGTATCCCACGAATACTTAATTGAACAGGTACAACATCAAAATGGCACTGGAAAATCTATAGACCTCAATTTCAATCACCCAGTTAAAGAACTTATCTGGACTGGCCTCTACCAGAACGGCGCCAACCAAACAATGGATATCACGTCGGTAAATACATTCTTACTTAAACTCAATGGACATGATAGATTCTCTGCTCGTCCTACTAGTTACTTCACCCAGACACAAGTATGGCAAAATCATACTGGACCTGGTGGCCTGAGGATAATCGACTCAGCTGCAACGTCCGGCTCCCTGACAAACAACTTCAATGATTCCATTGCTGTATACTCATTTGCCCTCAAACCTGAGGAACACCAACCATCCGGCACCTGCAATTTCTCCAGAATTGACAATGCTCAACTTATCCGGACCACCGACGAAGGCACCCTAGAAATCTACGCTGTCAACTACAACGTCCTCCGTATCATGAGTGGTATGGGTGGATTAGCTTATTCCAACTAAATAATTATCCCTATAATATTTTTTCACCAATATAATTCTTTTAATTCTAAATTATCAAAATATTCATAATATTCTTTTTTTGTATATATTTTTAAATTTAAAGAATCAATATTTGATCCTTTATTTGTAAACTTAATATTATTATTAAATATATAGTTAATATTCTTTATTCTATTTAAATATCCCTTTTTTCTTTTTAATTTCCATTCACATCTCATCGCTTCTTTTTTATCTGTAAATCCATCTATAATACATATTGGTTCCCATTGATCTAATCCTTTATTTCTTGTAGTATATTTAGCACCACCTGATAAAATACAATTATGTTGTTTCCATCTTCTAAAAAAATCATTTGTATACCCAATATATGATTTATTTCCATTTTTTAATAAATATACTAAAAACATCTTTTATTATGTTAGTTATACTTTAATTTTTTATTTTATATATTATATAAATATGGTCGGTGGATTATTACAACTTGTCGCTGGAGGAGCACAAGATATTTATTTAACTGGAAATCCTCAAATGACATTTTTTAAAGTCGTCTATAGAAGACACACGAACTTTTCGATGGAATCTATTTTACAAATATTCCGAAATAATATAATAAATAATTCAAGGACTTCATGCACAATATCCAGGAAAGGTGATTTGATTCATAAAATGTATATTCAACAACATATACCTGTACACGCGTCTTTGAATTCTATTGCAAATTATGGTTATAATTTTATAAAAGAAATTAATGTACAAATAGGCTCACAAATTATAGATATACACACGAATAATTGGCTCGAAACTTGGGCTGAATTAACTCAACCAAATGAATATGGAAATTTTACATCTGCTAGTAATGCTTTATTTATGAATAATGGATCAGATGTGATGGGGATTAAAGGCAGTAACGCTTCATTAACAGCAACCAGATTTCAATCATTAACGATGGCTGGGGGTGTCGATGGATTTCCTGGGGATACGAAGATACCTTTAGATGATACGGAAGGAAATTATAGTAAATATTTATCTGAAAATAGATATCATTATATATATACTCCATTACAATTTTGGTTTTGTAAAAATATAGGTTTATCATTACCTTTGATTGCATTACAATATCATGAAGTAATCATTAATATTGATTTTAGTACATTAATTGAAACCAATTGTAACCCAGAATTATATGTTGATTATATATTTTTAGATACAGATGAAAGAAAAAGATTTGCTCAAATATCACACGAATATCTAATTGAACAAGTACAAAAAATTAGGAACTCATCAGATGGCTCTATCTTATTACAATTTAATAATCCTGTTAAAGAAATAATATGGGTAAGTGGTTCAGGAACACAAGCTAATTATGAAGCAGCATTAAAAGGAAAATGGAAAATACAGATAAATGGTTATGATAGATTTACAGAAAGAGATATATCATATTTTACAAAACAACAAATACATGATTATCATTCTGGATATGGTGGAGTTACTGTTCGTAATAGTATAGCTGTATATTCATTTTGTTTAAATCCTGAAGATCATCAACCATCAGGAACAATTAATTTTTCCAGTATTCAAAATTGTTATTTAATTAGAGAAGATAGAGACAGTGGTGAAGGGGTAATGGATCAAAAAATAACAGTATATGCCATAAATTATAATATATTAAGAATATTAGCAGGACAAGGAAATTTAGCTTATAGTAATTAATAAATTTGATATATTATTTTATTTAATTAATTATTAATATGTCTTTAAAATTAATAGTAGGATGTATGTATTCAGGAAAAACAACAGAAATTTTAAGGATAGTTAATTCATTAAAACATATAGATGAAATACCTATTATTATCAAACCAGTTTTAGATAATAGATATTCTATTGATAAAATATCAACTCATAATAAAAATGAATATGATTGTATTACTTTAAATGAATTATCTGAATTTAAAGATATTGCTAATTATATTATTATAGAGGAAGCACAATTTTTCAAGGATTTATATTTATTTGTAATTCAACAAGTCGAAATAAATAATAAAAATATTATAGTTGTTGGATTAGACGGCGATTCTAATAGAGAAAACTTCGGTGATATACATAAATTAATTCCATTATGCGATGATATTATTAAATTAAAAGCATATTGTTCTTTATGTAAAAATGGTACATTAGGGATATTTTCTAAAAGAATTAGTGATGAAAATAAAGAAAAAGTATTCATTGGTTCTGATAATGATTATATAGCAGTTTGTCGTAAATGTTATTTAAAATAATCATATTATTATTTATTTATTTATTTATTTATTTATTTATTTTTTTTTTCTATGTTATAGTATAAAAAACAATGGGAGGAGGATTAATGCAATTAGTAGCTTATGGAGCACAGGATATCTATCTTACAGGCAACCCGCAAATTACTTTCTTCAAAGTCGTCTATCGCAGACACACTAACTTCTCAATGGAGGCTATCAGACAAACTTTCAAAGGGACACCGGCTGCGGGCGCTAGGGTTGTTGCCACTATTTCCAGAAATGGTGATTTAGTTCATGACTGTTTTTTGGATGTTCAATGCGGGGGGGTGATCACGGCGGCCAGCATCAACCCCGGCCACAATATAATAGATAATATAGAATTAGAAATTGGTGGTCAATTAATTGATAAACATTATGGTCATTGGATGGAAGCACATGCTGAATTAACTGAAGCCGGTGGGCTGTCGGTCGCGAAGGGAGGGAATCAATCTTTCCAATATGGCTCGGGTGAAGGGGCTGGCATGTACAACCCAAATATGTTCCAAATCACTGCTGGAGCTGGGGGGGTCAAACTGGGCGCCGGGTCTGCTGCCCCGGCGGCATATAAATTTTTAGTACCCTTGAGGTTTTGGTTTTGTCGGCATGTTGGTTTAGCGTTACCATTAATTGCTTTACAGTATCATGAGGTTAATATTAATGTTAAATTTACATCTGTAGTATATGATGGTGTCGTTGACCTCGGCCCCACCACCGGTAATGTACAACTATGGTGTAATTATATTTATTTAGATACAGATGAAAGAAGAAGATTTGCTCAGGTATCACATGAATATTTAATTGAACAAGTACAACATCAAGAATTTACTGTCGCTGATGGAAATAATACATTTAAATTAAACTTAAATCACCCAGTTAAAGAACTTATATGGGGGCAAATGGCCGTCGCTTGGGGCTCGACCCTGGACACATCCGGTAGGTTCAGGTCAACCAATGCTACAACACCCCAATATCAAATAAAATTAAATGGTCATGATAGATTCGAAAAACAAGATGCCCAATATTTTAGTAGATATCAACCAATGAAATATCATACTGGAATGGGGAAAAGTGACACGTTGGATACTTTAAATGTATATTCATTTGCTCTAAAACCTGAAGAACATCAACCAAGTGGAACTTGTAACTTTTCAAGGATTGATAATGCCCAACTCATAGGGGATAATATGAATGCCACGTCGGGTGGTACAGCATTGCACTGCTATGCTGTAAATTACAACGTCCTCCGTATTATGAGTGGTATGGGTGGTTTAGCATACAGCAACTAAGTTTTTAAATAAAACTAATTAAATTTTTATTATAATTCTTTTATTAATTTATTTTTTAATATTTTATAGAAAAAAAATCTATAGTATAGTATAAAATATATGAAAACTGAGCAAATTATTATTCTTATTGTTTCCTTTTTTTTAGGGATGTTAGTATTAAATTTAGTC